AAATTAAACGAAGTTAATCTAATGAACGCTAAACTATTGTTTACAAACAAATTGTTTAGAGGATTTGGTTTAAATAATAACCAAAAACTTTCAGTTGTCGAACAGTTCGACCGCACTCAAAACTTGAGAGAAATCAAATTAGTTTACGCTACATTAGCAGAATCTTTTAAAGGTAATGGTAATAAGAGAGTAAACGAAAGTAAAGGTCAAGCTTCTAAAGCTGTTGCATCTACTGAACCTAAGAAAGAAGTTCTTTCTGAAGGACAAGAAATGCAAAACAGATTTAAGAAATTGGCAAATTTAATTTAAACAAAAATCGGAGAGAATAATGTCAGATATAAATAACATTAGTCAGTTACTTGATGGTAACAATCCACACAAACAATTGCTTGAACAAACAAGACAATTGACTGAAAAATGGGAACCAACTGGTCTATTAGAAGGTATGGGTTCTGAAACTAAAAGAAGTGGTATGGCAGTCTTGCTTGAAAACCAAGCAAATCAACTTGTCACAGAAGCTTCTCAAGTAGGGACAGGCTCAAACACAGAACAATGGTCAGGTGTTGCTTTACCATTAGTTCGTAGAATATTTGGTGAGTTAGCTGCACAAGACTTTGTGTCAGTACAACCAATGAATTTACCATCAGGTCTAATTTTCTATCTCGATTTCAGATATGGTACAGACCAACCTAACTTTGACGAAAATACAAACGTTCACGGTGTAACATCAGCTTCTGGTGACGCAACTGAAGGTTTATATGGAGCAGGTAAGTTTGGTTATTCAATTAACGATACAACATTAGACATTGATAGTGGTTCTTATTCAACATCATCAGTAAACTTTAGTGATGTAGACTTTGAACCATCATTAACAGCATCATTTGGAGACCTGAGACAGATTATTATCGCTAAATCAGTTCTATCAGGTGTTGATGAAGATGGTGTTAGAGCATTTGAACTATCAGGTTCAGCTGGAGCGGACTTAACAGCTCAATACCCAGCTTACAACTTTGCAACAGGTTCAAATGTGAGATTTATCGTTGACCCAGCAGCTGCTACATTGTATGAAGATTCTACAAAATTGCGTATTAGATACCACAAAGCACCAACAGATACAACTAGAGGTGACTTTGAGGCTACAGCAAGTGGAACTTCAGCAGAGTCAGACGCTGGAATACCAGAAATCGATATAGCACTTAGAAGTATCGCTATCGTAGCGAAAACTCGTAAGTTAAAAGCAGTTTGGACACCTGAACTAGCTCAAGACTTGAACGCATACCATTCAGTTGACGCTGAAGCAGAACTAACATCACTATTAAGTGAGTATATTTCAATGGAAATAGACTTAGAAATACTTGATATGTTGATGGGTGGAGCTTCCGCTAAGACAGAAAGATGGTCAGCATTCGTAGGTCGTGAGTTTGAAGGTGGTCTATTTAAGAACACTGCTACTAACGCAAGTGCTTACACAAAAGGTGAATGGTTCCAGACACTTGGAAACAAGATACAATCAGTATCTAACGCAATTCACCAGAAAACTCTAAGAGGAGGAGCTAACTTTATAGTAATCTCACCTGAAACTGCAACAATCCTAGAATCTATTCCTGGATATGCAACAACTTCAGATGGTGCTGTAGATAGTTCTTACGCAATGGGTGTTCAAAAAGTTGGTCTATTAAACAATAGATTCAATGTATACAAGAACCCTTATATGCAAGAAAATCAAATCCTTTGTGGATTTAGAGGTTCAAACTTCTTAGAAACTGGTGCTGTGTATTCACCATATGTGCCGTTAATTATGACACCACTTGTTTACGACCCAACTAACTTCACACCTAGAAAAGGCGTGATGACCAGATACGCTAAGAAAATGGTCAGAAGCGAATTCTATGGTAAAGTTATCGTTGCAGATGTAGACAAAGTGTAATAAATAACATTACAGAAGTCGAGTAGTTAATTTTTAATTAACAACTAAGAAAAACCCCCAGTTCGCTGGGGGTTTTTTGTTTGTTATAATAGTGGTTTTTATAAGTTTCTTATATTTATTTATAGAATATTTAACGGAGAAAAATATATGGCTCAAGAACCAATATGGCCTGGTTCAGGTTCAGCAGTTAGTGGTAATACCCCGTTTGGGTTTTACGATACAGATTCAGAGTTTCAAAGTGAAGCTCCAAAGTTTGCAGACTGGTGTTCAAAACGATTAGGTTATCCACTAATGAATGTGGAATTACAAGATAAACAATTTTACGCTTGTTTAGAAGAAAGTGTGTCTGAATATAGTGCTCAAATAAATCAATTTAATATTAAAGACAATTTATTATCACTACAAGGACAACCAACATCATCAAATTTAACTCACAAGAGAGTAACACCCAACTTAGGTAGAAGTGTATTCTTATCACAAGCTTACGGAACAGAAGCCGGAGTTGGTGGATTAGTTGAGGTAAAATCAGGTTCAGTAGACGTGGTTAGTGGTTCACAAACTTATGATATAAATGCTCTATGGGCAGAAGTAAGTGAAAGTGGTAACGCAATAGAACTACAAAGGGTGTTTTATGAAGAAACACCAGCAGTCCAAAGATATTTTGACCCTTATGCGGGAACTGGAGGTGGTTCAATGAATTTACTAGACCAATTTGGATTTGGTAGTTATTCACCAGCAGTTACATTTTTAATGATGCCAGTTTACGCAGATATGTTGAGAGTACAAGCTATTGAGTTAAATGACCAAATCAGAAAATCAGCATATACATTTCAATTAAGAAATAACAAATTAAGAATATTCCCAAGACCAGAATCATCTTACAAATTACACTTCGAATACGTAGTTCGTTCAGAAAGAGATGATGCTTTAATAACAGAATATTCAGGAAGTTCAGATGTAATTTCCGACTTTTCCAATGTACCCTACGATAATATGAAATTTACACATATTAATGATGTAGGAAAACAATGGATAAGAAAATATGGATTAGCACTAACAAAAGAATTGTTGGGTATAGTAAGAAGTAAATATGGTTCTATCCCAATACCTGGTGCTGAGACAAACTTGGACGGTGACACATTGAGGTCAGAAGCGTCAGCCGAAAAAGAAACTCTTGTTACACAACTCAGAGAAATACTTGAACAATCTTCTCGTAGAGCACTTATGGAAGCAGACAAGGATGAGTCAGAGTTCCTACAAGAAAAACTTAAAAAAGTCCCATATCCAATCTACATAGGTTAGGAGTGAGTGATGGCCAACCCACGATTTTTCGGAAAAAAAGATTTAGACACATTTGATAGAGTTAATAAAGAACTCATCGGTGATTTAAATAATGCGAATAGTGGAATAATTGACCAGACTGTAATTGTTTACAAAATATCAGCAAACAATACGGAAACTAATATGTATGGTGAAACATCAAACGGAAAAGTATTCAGACCAGGTGTCGAATTAGCTTGTTTGGTTGAAGCAGAAGATATGGCATATAATACAGATGAATTTGGACCAGATTTAAGACAATCAGGAACATTCTCATTTGTAAGACAATCTCTAAGAGATGTAAGTTTAGTATTGGAAATAGGGGACGTTATCGAGTGGTTTACCGCTTATTGGGAAATTACTAATGTAAATGAAAACCAATTAGTAGGTGGACAATATAAACAACTCGATGGACAACATATTCATTCAGTAATTTGTGGTGCTAACTTGTTAAGACGAAGTAATCTTAACATCGAAGAAGTGAGAAGTATTTAATGGAACGAAGTAAAACTTTACCAAGAAAAGAAGAAATATTAACAACACAGACTAATTTTAACAGAGGATTCGATACCACTCGTAAAGATGATAATGTAAAAAACTATTCGGTTGGTTTATTGGATATTGATGCCGCAGTGATGTATTACTTTAGAGATGTAATTAAACCTGAAGTGGTGGACAATGGTCAAGTGGTTAAAGTTCCTATTTATTATGCAAATCCAGAAAGGTGGAAATCAATATCAAAACTTGGATATCTAAGAGATGTCAAAGGACAATTTATTACACCACTATTAATTTTCAAAAGAACATCGGTATCGAGAGAATCAAACAACGCATTTCTAACACCTTCATTACAACCAGCAACAGAAGGTTCTAATTATACATTTAAAAAGAAATTTTCAAAAGAAAACAGATTTACACAGACTTCCACATTATTTGAAAATGATGAACCATTAGAAGAAGTTTATAACGTAACTATTCCAAGTTATGTTACGATAAATTATAATTGTATTGTTTTTACACCATACATTGAC